CTGCGCCATTGAAGTTGTTACCAACATATTTGTTCACAGCAGGACGACCTTGTGCATTGATAGCACCGCGAAGAGCTTTGTGAACTTCTACGAACACAGAATCAACAAGACCTTCAGTGAAGATATCCATTAATTCAGCAAGAGACTCAGCATTGTCAAGCATACGCTCGAAATCGATAGTCACTGCTCCGCCTACTGCATGAGCAGACACTTCAAAGGTATCAGTGTCAAGACGGAATGTTTCGTATACACCAGAAAGACCAACTTGAGTCAAGAATTGCTTTGCACGAGCGCGACCAAGACGACGGCGGAACAAAGCTTTTTGTCCTTGAGGAACAACTTGTGTCTCTGCGAAAATGCCAACAGCATCGATAACTTTCTTAGGAACGATCTCGTCAGCAGCTTCGATAATAATTTCATATAAATCGTAACGATTTTTCATAAATTGGTTAATAGAACCAGCCATATCCTTTAAACCATCTAACCAAGCAGCTTTTACGCTATCAGTAGAGTAGTTAGTAGGAGCGGTACCTCTAGCAGCATGAAGGGCTAATTCTTTTAATTCTTTTAAAGTCATAATCTTTTACCCTCCTTTTTATTAGACTGTTAAAGCTTGAAGCTTAACTGCAAATTGACCATCAGGCATTGTGGTAGCACGAGTTACCATTAACACAGGACCTGCGGCAGGTTTAGTAGCACTTACTAAAATAGTGCCATCTTCGGAAATACCACCAAAAAGTGGAGTTGTTTTAACATCAGCGCAAGCTTCTTTAAAAGCATCGTCATCGTCAAAACCTTCGTAGCTTAAGCAGTTAGTAGTAAATTTGTCACCAACAGCTAAGTAACCAAGACGAGGTAAGAACTCACCACGATTTAATTTAAAGTTCTTTAAGCCAAGAGCGCGCTCGTCGTACATATGTTCTGTACTGTAGTTTAATGCGATAGGATAAGTTGCATCTTTCGCAAATTTTACAACGCGGTTTACATTGTCAACTGCTAAAAGCATTCCGTTTTCAGCAGGAACTTGCTCGAAATCAGTAGCGTCAAGATGACATTGAGCTTCAATACGACCATCGCGACGGAAAGCGACGTTATTAAGTTCTAGTTGACCGTAACCGTCAATAGTTAATCTAGTTGCCATAACTCAATTCCTCCATTATTTTTCATATTTTGCTAAAATAGCACCGAGTCCTGTTAGGGGCTCTTGTTTGGGGATTAACACGCCTTCCGCGCCAGCAAATAGGGTTTGATCACTATTAACTAAAGCAAAAGCGAATTCTTTTTCTAATTCAACAAGAGAATAATTCTCTGCTGATTGCACAATTTCATCAATTGTGTCTTGAGAAAGCTTTGCAGAATATTTAGAGATTAACGCAGTACGTTTTACTCCTTCTGCTTCAGCTTTATACTGAGAAAGTTGTGTATTCTCTGCTTCTAAAGCACTAATACGAGTTTCGTAAGTTGCACGAGAATTTTCAATCTCTGTATTTAAAGTGGAAATAGTACCTTCATACTCTACAATTCTCTGTTCCAAATCTAAAATTTGTTCTTGTAGAGCTTCATAGGTAGGAGCAGGATCTACGGGATCAGCCGCAGGTTCTGGATCTGCTGTAGGAGCAGGGTCATCTGTAGGATCTACCACAGGGTCTGCAGTAGGTTCGGTTGGGTCAGTTGGCTCTTGTGTAGGCTCTACTGGATCAACCGCAGGTTCCTCCACTGGATCAACTGGATCGACTATTGGATCTTGCACAGGGTCAGTTGCAGGCTCTTGTACAGGATCTACTACTGGTTCTGTAATAGGTTCATTGTTACCCATATTATTACCTCCATCGTTAAGATTATAATTGATGCTTTCCATTATTTCTTTTAAAGAACTATACAAACTATAAAAAGCAGCACCTTCAAAACAAGGAGTATGGTCATCACCTAATGTCATTAAACCAAGAAATACACCATCGGTTAAAACATATAGACGTTGTCCTTCAATATACTCCCATTTACCTTTTACAGTTGGGGGATATAGTTCCATTGATTGAGCTTTTCCGATTATGTCACTAGCTTCTTTATACATTGCTGTAAACAACAATACGTCGCAACAAGCATAAGTACGTGTGACCCCATCTTCATCTAAATGATCTTCCCAAGCAAAATTAGGATTTTCTGGCACGATACCATAAATACGACCTTCTGTTCGAGATTTACCATGACCTTCAAAATCTTCTATTCCTTCATCATAAATACCTTTAATTGGCACATAAGGCAATGTTGGAATTAATTTATCGGCAAACTCATTCGTTATATAAGTACCATTTCTGTTCTTATATTTATAAAAAATTCGGCATCTTGCTTGAGAAAGAACGTCATTATAGGGGCGAATTTCACCATACACTACCGGAGAAAAATTAATTTTGTCCATCTTTTTTCACCCCTTATCTAAAGACTTTTGATTTTCTAGAGTTTTTTCACTTTTCTTTTCTTCTGGTACTTCTTGTCCACCAGACTTCTTCTTTTCTCCATTAATCTCTTCCTCTTCTTTCTTGGCGTCTCCGCCTTTAGCACTTTGAGTGAAAGCAGATTTTAGAGGAATTAAATACTTATCCATTTTTAACAAATGATTTTCTAAATCTTTAATATCAAGAATATCTTGTTGACTAATTCCAAGAGCAAGAGTTGGAATAATATGGCTATAACCCGCATTAGCCAATTTCAAAGAGTCTTCAATAAATTCTTTTGTATTATATTGTGTAATAGGTAAAATCACATACTTGTATGAAATAGTGCTAGAACCATACAATTCATTTACCATCATAGTAATAAATTTAGCAAATTTGTTAATTAATGGGCGCATTAGCGCATAGTCATTTTTAATTGAAGCGTCTAATGTACTAGATCCGGTTGAAGAAAATAATTGATTGCTAGTGCCGGCTTGGAAGAAAATGGTACTAGCCATTTTTTCCAAATTATTAGAAACTGTATCTGATGAAGTTTTTGATACGATTGCATCAACATCCGCATAAGTGGTTAAAACACTAACATTAGAATTGCCCTTCATCATCTTTACAGTACCCTCGTGGATAACCGCTGCTTCTTCTGGTTCGAATAAAAGCGCGTCTGTAGTCGTATTATGAGGGATTTTTTGTACAATAATTTTACGGATTTCTTCTAACTCACGAGCTTCTTCTCTTTCAACCGCTTTATCATAATTGATTGTAGCGGGAATAGTAGCAAGAAAAAGTGGAGATTGTCCATATAAAGGAAAACAAATTCCGTAAGACTCGGGAATTATAACCCAAGGGTCGGCAAGCCGACCTTTACTGTACTTGTTATATGCTTTTTGAATATCTTTTGGATATGCTTTTAAAATTCTTTTCTTTTGCTCGTCATCTACAAACTTATCAAAGAAAGAAACATTAAATTCAATAATGTCCAATCCTTTTAAAGATTTGTAGCGAGTAAGACAGTATTCATTAGGAAGGTCAATTACGTAATAGTTTTTACGGTCTTCTTTAACAAGCAAACCATAATAACAGCCATCGCGCAAAGCCTTAATAGCACAATCACAACAGAATGAAGGAACATCTAAATTCTCTACAAAATTTAAAGCTTCATTATATTTCTTTTGCATACTGTTTTTGACCCCATTGGTTGAATGAGGTACTAGAATACCAGCATAAGCGCAAACTGTAGCATAGTGGATAAGAATTCTCTTATAAAAACCATCTCTGTCAAAATAGGCTTGAGATAATCTTCTTTGTTCCACTATACTACCGCTTTCAATAATTTTTTCAACTTCTTCGGGCTTATAAGTTTTACCAGTTTCCCGATAAACTCTTTTTGACCAAGTACCTTGATAAGCAGAAGTATTTGTTGCGACCATTTTGTTGACAGCTTTTTCAAAATTAACGAACTCGAATTTTTGTTTCTTTTCTTCCATTCATTAACCTCCACTATAAAAAGTTAACTGTCTAGTGGAACCACTGCCGCCAAATCTGCGTCGTTTTTTCTTATAGTCTTCTTCTTCCAATTCTTTTATTCTCCATAAACCATAGGCAAACGCAGAATATTTATCTTTTGGATAGCGAGCATTAATTTGCTCTAAGACTATATCCATACCACTTGTTTTCTTTAAGCGAAGATTCGTCATTTCATCAAAAAGTTTTGTGGTCATTTCGTGCGGTAAGAGTCTTTTAACTCTTTGTTCAGTGGTCATTCTCTGACCAATCTTAGTAGCCATTAGACTAGATTTCGCCTCCTGCTCTTTAATCAAAAAGCCGACCGAACCGCTATTAATTCTCGCATACGCATTTCCATGGATTTGAGAGTTTAATGGACCATTTGCTTTTATACCATAAAGTATGCAAATAGAGTCTTTGGGCTGGATCTTTTTGTAGTTTAAGTCATTAGAGAAGCCATATGCAGGTAGAATACTACCATCCGGCGCAACGTGCTGACGAATCATCTCATCGGCGAGACCAACACCTAAACCATTAGTATCGATAACGACTTCTTTAGGTTTAAAATCTCTAATGATTAACTTTAAATCTCTTGCCTGGATTGAAAA